CTTCGGGCACGGGGTTCATGTTCTCCAGACCTCGGATGTCGTTCATCGACAGCCAGCCGTTCTGCCGGCCGATGGCGTAGCCCTCCATGCGTTCCTTGTATGCGCCCCGCATGAGTCCGTCCATGTTGAACCGGACATAAAAAACGCCCTTCTCCTTTTCGGTGAAGAGGGCACGGTTCATGGCCTGATCGATGCGCACCACCCAGGGACGGATGGTATGAACGGCGAATGAAATGGACTGATGCTCAATATTCGAAAACGTGGCATGCTCCAGATCGCCCACCATATGGGGCGGCACCCGATAGATGCGGCAGATCTCCGATACCTGAAACTTGCGGGTTTCCAGAAATTGAGCTTCACTGTTCGGTATGGAGATGGGCGTATAGCTCATGTTCTCTTCCAGCACGGCCACCTTGCCGGAGTTGACGGAGCCGCCGTAGGCCGCGTTCCAGCTCTCCCGCAGCTTCTTCGGATCCTTTACCGTATTGGGGTGGGTCAGAATGCCGGAAGGGCGTGCGCCGTTGGAGAAGAACTTGCTGCCGTATTCCTCAGCCGCAAGACCCAGGCCTATGGCGTTTTTCTCCAGCGCGATGGGGCTGTAGCCCATAACCCCGTCAAAGCCCAGACCGGGGATATGCAGCACATCCTCCGGGCGCAGGCGCACCACCTTGCTCTCGCGGGTGGTATAGTCGTAGAGGAGCTTTCCGCTGTCGCCCCTGTCCACCTGCATCTGATCCGGCAGCAGCGGATACAGCCCCAGAATGTGGCCGCGCCCGTTGCGCAGGATCTGGCAGTAGGCGTTGCCGTAGATCAGCAGGTGGGTAAGCATGACCTCCCGCAGGATGAAGCTGGTCATCTCGGTGTTGGGTTCGTCGTGCAGGATGCGGTACAGCGGATGCTCCGGCGCCTTGACGCTGCCCTCGCCCTGATTCTGATACACGTGCAGGGGCAGGCTGGCGATGGTTTCCGCAATGACGCGCACACAGGCATAGACCGTGCTCATCTGAATGGCAGTAGTCGCCGTGACCGATTTGCCTGATGCGCTGGAGCCGAAATAGAAGGTGGTGGCGGAGCTGACGCTGTCCGTGGGCTTTTCGTTCCTTCCGGGCTTGTCCCGTGCACGAAACAGCGATGCGAATGGATTTTTCATGGAGTCCTCCTGTTGTTACAGTCCTTTTCCCGTTTTCCGGTCATGGCAGCTCTTGCAAAGGGGCTGCCAGTTGTTTTCATCCCAGAAAAGATCGCGATCTCCGCGATGGGGAACGATGTGGTCTACCACGGTGGCCGGGGTCAGCATGCCGTTTTTCAGGCACTCCGCGCACAGTGGATGCCGAGATAGAAAAGCCTTTCGTGCCTTTTGCCAGCGTGCGTCGTATCCTCGGGCAGCCGCGCCGCCGCGAAGGGCTTCATGGCTCCATTCCTTGCGATGTGCCTCGCAGTAGACGCCGCTTTCGCAGAGGTTGGGACAGCCGGGATAGCGGCATGGTCGTTTGGGCGTGTACGGCATATCTTCCTCCTGTTCCGACAATGAGCGCCGATTTTCGTGATGATTTCGCGCGCTTTTCTGCCTATTTTCAGCTGTTTGGGTGCAATAACCGTGCAAAATCGGGGCGAATTGAAGCGTTTCGCGCTCTTTTCGCCGCTTACAGGAAAATCATGTCTCTTTCATCGTACACGGAGCCGCCGCCGTTCTGATTCTTCATGGCCCGATCCAGCGCCATGACCAATGCCACGGCGCCGTCCACCTTTTCTGTGGATTTCTGCTTGTCGATCTTCAGATTGCCTGCCGGGTCGGTTCGCACAAAAGCGTTGTCCATGTTCCAGCGCAGCACCGGGTGACCGCCGTGGGCCAGCCTGTGCTCCAGCACCAGCCGCATCAGTTCCTTCGTCGGCGGCGACATGTCCCGGAAGCCCTGCCCGAAGGGAATCATGGTGTATCCGTCGTCCTCCAGATTCTGCACCATCTGCGTGGCGTTCCAGCGGTCGTAGGCGATTTCCCGGATGTTGTACCTTTCACCCAGCTCGCAGATGAATTTTTCGATGAGCCCGTAATGCACCACATTGCCCTCGGTGGTCTGAAGAAAGCCCTGCTTTTCCCACACGTCGTACATCACGTGATCGCGACGGACGCGCAGGGGCAGCGTCTCCTCCGGCAGCCAGAAGAAGGGCAGAATCTGATAAGGTTCGACTTCGTCGCTGGGCGGGAACACCAGCACCAGCGTGGTCAGATCGCTGGTGGATGAAAGATCCAGTCCCGCATAACAGACGCGCCCCTCCAGATCACTCGGAATGACCGGTGCGCCGCACTCGTCCCATTTGTCCATGGGCATCCAGCGAATGCTTTGTTTCACCCACTGATTCAGGCGCAGCTGGCGGAACATATTCTCGTCCGCCGGCGTTTCCAGCGCCTTGCGATAGGCGTCCCGCACTTTGTCGATGGTAATGGTATATCCCAGCGACGGATTGCATTTGTACCAGTTCTGCTCATCCTGCCAGTCCGCATCGTCCGGCAGTCCATAGACCACGGGATAAAAGCGCGGGTCATGCTTGCGCCCTTCCAGAATATCCAGCGCCTTCTGATGCACCTCCCAGCAAACGGAATTGCGGTCAGTGCCGGCAGTCGTGAGGAAGAACCACAGCGGCTGCTTCCGTGCATCGCCGCTGCCCTGGGTCATTACGTCGTAGAGGGCGCGGGTGGGCTGCGTGTGAAGCTCGTCGAAGATGCAGGCGGAAACGTTCAGGCCGTGCTTGGTCGCCACTTCCGAGGACAGCACCTGATAGATGCTTCCCGTTGGCTGATACACCATGCGCCTGGTGGAAGGGATGATCTTGATCAGCCGGCTCAGCGTAGGGTTCTGCCGAACCATATCCACCGCCACATCGAACACAATGGCCGCCTGCTGACGGTCGCTGGCGCAGGAATAGACCTCTGCTTTCCACTCATCGTCGTTGATGAGCATGTTCAGCGCCAGCGCTGCGCCCAGCTCTGACTTCCCCTGTTTTTTTGGTATTTCGATGTATGCCGTAGTGTATTGCCGCATAGAAGGATCTTCATCCCGCACCGTGCCAAACACATCCCTGATGACCTTCTCCTGCCAGGGTAGCAATTTAAAGGGCTTCCCGTGAAATTCACCCTTGGTATGCTTCAGACACTCGATAAAGCGCACGACGCGGCGCGCCTTCTTTTCGTCAAACATCGTCCTGCCACCCGCCCTTCAGCAGCTTCGCCATGGGATCCTCCGCATCCGCTGCGTTTCCACCTGCAATGATGCGGGTGCGGCAGGCGGGCGTCAGACCAAATTCCGCGGCTAAGGCGTGCATGGTTTTCTGGCTCTGCTGAGAAATGCTGACCTGGGGCAGCTGCTGAAGGTATCCGGAAGGCGTTCTAAACACCGGGCCGTGCTGGGAGATGACGTCCTCAGCCTCGCGCCAGCGGGCATATGCCTGACAGTAACTGGCAAAGGCCGCCGTGTCCGCCATTGTCAATACGCCCATGGCTTCCAGCGCGGGCGCCAGCCGCTTCCATTCCTTTTTCGCTTCGGGCAGCAGCCAGGCCGGGCATTTCACGCCGCCCTTTGGCGGAATCGGCTCACGCTCGTTGAGCGGCCGCCGTCCCTTGCCCCGGTCGCCTTCCAGCTTCTTCAGCGCCGTTGGCTTGGGCTTTCTTCCTGCCATTGCCATAAAAATCGCCTCCTTTCTCTGTCTTTCGGTCAATTTGCTTATTCGTTTTCACTATTCTGCGAAACGACGGCGGCATAGGGCATTTCCTTTCCATCCCTCAGCAGCCGGATATTCTCTGCCCCATACTCGTTTGAGAACCTCATAACGATAGCGGTCGCGTACTTCGGATCCAGCTCCATCGTGAGGCAGATGCGATCCGTCTGTTCACACGCCATGAGCGTACTGCCGCTGCCGCCGAACAGATCCAGCACGATCCCGTTGGGCGCAGAGCTGTTCTTGATCGGATAGGCCAGCAGCGGAATGGGCTTCATGGTGGGATGTTCCTTGCTACGCCGGGGTTTATCAAAGTTCCAGACGGTGGATTGCTTGCGGTCGGAGAACCAGCGGTGCTTTCCGTTGGGCAGCCAGCCAAACAGCACCGGCTCGTGCTGCCACTGATAAGGGCTTCTGCCCAGCACCAGCGAATTCTTCACCCAGATGCATACGCCGGAAATGTGAAAACCGGCTTCCTTGAACGCACGCCGGAAGTTCAGGCCTTCGGTATCCGCGTGGAAAATATAGGCGCTGCCGCCTTCGGCCATATGCGCAGTCATATTGCGGAACGCAGCCAGCAGAAATTCATAGAACTGCCCGTCCGCCATGCTGTCGTTCTGGATCTTCTTTCCGTCCGCACTTTCATACGCTACGTTATACGGCGGGTCCGTCACGACAAGATTGGCGCTGTCGCCGTCCATAAGTCGCACCACGTCCTCTTCGCTGGTGGCGTCGCCGCACATCATGCGATGCTTTCCCAGCATCCAGATATCACCGAACTGAACGAAAGGCTCGATCTGCTCCGGATCAATATCGCAGTCGTCGTCATGCACGTCCTTATCGTGAACCTGCGAAAACAGATCGTCTACCTCCGCCGCGTCAAAGCCGGTAATGTCCAGGTCGTAGCCGCTGATCTTCAGGTCGCTGAGCAGATCCGCCAGTGCGACGGGCTCCCATTCGCCGACAGCCTTGTTGAGGGCGATATTCAACGCCTTTTCTTCCTGCTTATTTTCGATGTGGACGACCACGCAGTCAATCTCGGTCGCGCCTTCCGCCACCAGTACCTTATAGCGCTGGTGCCCGCCTACGATATTCCCGGTGACCTCGTTCCAGATGACAGGATCCACATAGCCGAACTCATGCAGGCTGCGCCTGATTTTCTCATATGCCGGATCGCCGGGCTTCAGGTCTTTGCGGGGATTGTATTTTGCGGGCTTCAGCTGATCCACGCTGATTTTCCGGATGTTCATACTGGTATTCATGGAAAACCTCCTGCTTCTGCGCATTACTTTTCACAGCAAAACAGCCGCCCCATCGGACGGCTGAACGCGATTTTGGGTGTGGGGCCCCCGGGCCCCCTATTTGTCGGAAATTCACGCGAAAGGGCGCCCCGGTCCCGGAGAAAACGCTCCCGGAGATTCGATCCCCCCTGGGGGCCGCAAAGCCGACCAGGGCACCGGGCTTTGCCGCGGCAAAGTGCGAAAGCCGACCAGCCCGCAGGACTTTGCTACGGCGAAGTGCGAAAGCCGACCAGCCTGCCCGGAGTTTCGCACGGCGAAGCGGAAAAGCCGACCAGCCCGTAGGACTTTTTTACGGCGAAGCGCGAAAGCCGACCCCGGCGGTCGCCTTTGCCCGGCCCCGGCGGCGAAAACGGTTCGCTTCCTTATATCGCGCGGAAAAGCCAGTTTTTACGAAACGGCGACGTTCCGGCGACGGAAAGTCTTATTTAGTTCGCCCTTTTGTGGCTTGCTTTTTTGCCCCGGGCGAGCGAAACTGACGGTGCCGGCGGGGAAAAGCCCGCCGCCCCAAACCCCGGCCGCCCCGCAGCGGCCCGCCCCCAACGACCGCGACCGGCTCCCGGTTTTCGCGCCGCCAGCGCGACCGCCCGCCCCGGCGACCCCGCCCCAGTCCGCCTGCTCGAGAAGGCGCTCTGGGCGCCCCCAACGACCGAACCTTTTCGGAAGGCGCCTTCCGGAAAGCCCGAAAGGGAAAGGAAAAGGAAAGGAGGAAGCCCCATGCCGCGCCCGCCCCCGACGGAAGGTCCGCCCCCGGTTTGCCCACCGGAACTCCGCCCGATGAGGCTGGGAGGGCTCCCAGCCGAAACGCTGCCAGCGTCGCGGAAAGCCCGCAATCTTTCAACAGGAGGTCTGCCCCATGAAGCTCGAAGTCCGAAAAGCCCGCGCGGCCGCCGTCGCCGCCAATCTCGCCGCCCAGGCCGCCGTCGCCGCCAGGGAGCTGCTCGCGGAGGACCCGTCCGCCTGGGAGACAGGCGACGCCGCCTACTGGCTCTGCCGGGCCGCCCAGAAGGCCGCCGAGAACGCTGCCGATGCGCTCGACCCCGAGGAAGCCGAAACGAACGCCGCCGTCTTCGCAGCGCACCTTGCGGCCAGCCAATCCGCCCAGGAAGCCTGCAACCAGGCTGACGAGCTGGTCTCCCTGGCCGAGGAAGCCAATCATGAAATCCGCCGCTGAAACACGCGGCGGACAGTTTTTTAGAGGAGGAATCTCACCATGAAGGAAAAATCCAACGCCACGCTCCGCCGCGCAGCCTCTCTGCGCTGCCGCACCGACGCCGCCATCGCTCGGCTGGGCAGGGCCGTCGCCTGCTACCAGAGGGGAGCCATCACCACCGCCGAGCTTCTGCGGGAAGCGTCCGCCGCGGCGGACCGGGCGGGCGCTCTGGAACTGAGCGCGGCGGAACTGGCCGCAACGGGCAGCTTTGGCCGGTCGGTGAACCGAAAGGTCGCGGACTACCGGAACTACGCCTGCACCGCTGCTCGCATCGCCATGGGTTACCAATCGAACGCGGAGTGCCGCAGGCAGGCGCTGGCTTTTGCCCGAACCGCGGCGCGGCTTGGAAATCGGCGGACGGCGCGCATCGCCCACGACCTGCTCTGGGCCGCTGCCGGCGGTCTGCCCGACGATACGGAATTTGCGGCCTTCGAGGCCTGCGAGAAGGTTTGAAATCGCCCGCCTGACGATGGCCCGGCGGCCCCGGGCCGAAACGCCCCGAGCGTCGCGGGAAGCCGCATGAAATCTTTCAAATCAGGGAGGCATCACCATGAATTTCTTCGAACAGGAACTCCGCCGTTTCACCGACAAGGACACCGCTTTTGAATCCTCCAAGGCCCTCTACGTTGGCCGCGCCTGCTTCATTCCGCTCAGCGGCAATCGCCGCGCCCGACTGGAATTCGTCACCAGCGGCGTGGCCGACCATTACGACGCGCTGCAGGTCGCCATTCTCAGCACCACCGATGGAAAAATCGACTGCCTGCGGTTCCGCTTCAGCGATTTCTTCGCGCCCCGGAAGGCCGGATGCTCCGGAATCTGCTGCCCGCGCATCTGGGTCGACTGCGGCAAGGCCGAGTGGTACGTCGCGCCCACCGCCGCCGAAGTCGCCGCCATCGCCCAGGCCGCGCACGACTACGTCATGCTTTTCGCCTGACTTTGAAATCGAGAGGAGGATGCTCATGACCCGCGCGTACAAAATCACCCGCCTGCCCGAAGGCTACTGCAAGCTGGCCGTCGCCGCCTGGAAAGCCCTCAGCGACCGGGAACTCTTTGAAATCGAGGGAAGGCTGGTGTTCACCGACAACCTCGAAGCTTACCTGGAGGAAGAGACCGACGTTCATTTTTGCGCCGATGAATTCGACTCCCACGCCGCCTTTGAAAAGTGGCTGCTGAACGCGGTGGCTGACTGGTGCCGGAACGACCCCCTGATGGCCGACAGCCTGGACCAGTACCTGTAACCCGCCCGACGATGGTTCTCTGGCAGGAGCCGAAACCCCGCAAGGGGTCGCGGGAGCCACAGCTTCCAAATATGAAAGGGGCGTCTTTATGAACCAGAACGATATCAACCGCGCCTTCACCGAGAAGGTAACCGAGCTGCTGGCCCAGGGTTACCAGCTTCACCCCGGCGCCATGGGCGGCTCGCAGGGCGAAATCGCCCATGTCGACCTGTGCAAGGACGACGAAATCATCCGCGTGCTGCTGGACCGCACCATTGGGCGCGGCGAAAAGCCCGATGGCGTCCGGCTCATCGTTGGCCGGAATACCGACCGCATCCGTATGAACTGCTTCGACACGCTGGGCAACACCATCTGGAACAACCATCTGGAGATTCTCTCCGAAATCGAGTTCTGCCAGATTGGCGAGAACTACTACACCGACGCGGAGACCGGCAGAGCCATTCAGAAAAAGAGGTTCGCCCGCTGGCAGGCGCGCCGGGAAGGGGAACGCCGGGAACTGGGTGACGCTTTCAAATGCGCGGCGCTGAAGTACGTCCAGCGCCAGCCGCGGATGAAGCGCTGCAAGCTCTCGGACGTCACCCGCGTGACCCGCGTCAACCGCAGCAGCTGGGGCGAGGTCACGTCCGCGCTCTACGGCTACGAAATAGAGGCTCGAGGAAAAACCTTCCGGCTGCTGGCGCCCCGCAATGACTGACACTTTGAAATGGAGGAGGATGCACCATGACGAATCCGGGTTTTGACCTTCCAGCGTTCCTGCTGGACAAGCTTTACGACAACATGGACTGGGACGACGGCTGGACGCTTTCGGACGCCTTCGCCCTGGCCGAGGACATTCGCAGGTACGACGGAATCGACTGCGACCCGCAGGAAATCTATGAAATCATGCGGGAATTCCACGAACAGGATGCGGAGGACGAAGATTGACCCGCCTGACGAGGCTGGGAGAGGGTACCCAGCCGAAACGCGCCGATGGAACCGGCACTGCCGGGGCGCGTCGCGGGAAACCCGCAGGAGTCATGCTCCTGAATACGATGGGAGGTTATCGCCATGAAGAAACCCGATATCCGAGATCAGTTCCCCAAGGGGATGCGCGTCACGCTCGTCAACGTCGCCATCGAACGCCATCGCGAACGCTACTGCGGCCGCACAGGCGTCGTGGTGAAAGCAGTGAAATCAAAAAACACTGTGTGGATCGAATTTCCCGACGGCGACCGCTACGGCGCCTACCCGGAAAACGTTCGTCCCGCCTGACGATGGCTCTCTGGCGGGAGCCGAAACGCGCCGACAGAACCGGCATTGCCGGGGCGCGTCGCGGGAGCCACTGCTCTCAAATAGACAACGGGGAGGAATGTATATGATCATCATCCGCACCGACGCTCAGTCCAACCGCAAGGCGCTGGCTGGAGCGCTGTCCGAACTCTTTCACGAAAAGCCGCGCTACTGCGGTGCGCCCACCTTCGCTTACGAATTCGGCGTCGGTCGTCTGGCGCGCGACGCTTCGCTTCGCCTGGTTCCATCGCTGAATGAAACGGCGGCGGAGCGGCTGGCGGCGACGCTGGTCGAGCGGGGCTTCTCCTGCGCGGTCGAAACGGTAAGCTCCGAAATAGAGACGGAGGACAGCGCACCCGGCGAGGCTGCGCCGGAGGAATCACCGCTTCCCGATGAACGCTTCACCGTGACCATCCCGGCGGACAGGCTTTCGTCCGACGCGCTTGCGCGGCTTCGGAATTTGATCGCTTCCCGAAACAGGCTCTTCTGCGACGCGCTGAACGCGGCGGAACTGCC